ATCGTATGACCGCCACTTCTTCGTCGTAGGCATCCCGAGCCTGTACACCGGGAACATCGATCACCTCATGGACATCCCGACCATACTCCTTGCCATTGGCATCATAGTAAATAGCGGGGGTTCCATCAGGCTTTAGGTTCACCTCATAATGGCTGACTTTTTTCACTCCTTCTACCGCATCATGGTGCACGGTCTTGGTCTCGTTCTTCAGCCAGCCAAGCTCGAGGTCAGGGTTCTCCACGGGGTTGTCGTTCTCATCCACAAGCTCTGGGGTGGGGTTCACCACAGGGGGCGGCAATTCGGGGAGCTCTCCATAGTAGAAATCATCTTCCATAGAGGTTCATCTCCTTCCATTTTGATTTTTTTCATTTCGGACTTTCGGCAGTTTTCGCACTTCTCAGCGCAGGTCTGCCGAATATTGTAGGTGAAACTACAGCTATGGCAACATGGCGATTTGTGACTCCTTCTGGTGCATTTGCAACTGCATCCAGTCAGCCTGGTCCCGATGGATACGCCAATAATTTGGGTCTGAACGTGAACTTCTATGCAAGCCGTTGTTCCTCTGTCTATGGCAATTCGTTCACAGTCCAGCCTGCTGCATATTACGTGTACATGTGGCGAAGAACCGCATGATCACGCAGTGCGCCGCCACATATAAACATAGTAGGCGGCTGGTTGAACAGTGGAAGCATTGCCGTAAATACTGTTGTACGAGGCTGCGTCAAAGTAGAAATTGCCCCAGGTAAATGTACCATCATTGCCAGTACGAATAGAGCCTCTGCCGTTTACTGCTACTCTTAACGCACCTGAACCAGACGGGCCGCTGCCGTGCCATGTATCTAAGACTGAACCCTTAATATTCGGCAGACCTGCGCTTACGGTGCTGCCTGCGCCGTGGGAACTGGAAACGCCCATCAGTACACGCTCAGAAGCGATGCTCTCCCACGTTCCGCCGAATAAACTTGCCGGGCTGGTGGAACTGGTGCTTATGTAGATAGCACCGACGGGGTATGGAGAAAGAGTGCCTCCGGTGTTTACTCGTGCCCAACCTGAAAAGCCGTTGACATCAGTCCATCTCTGACGAAACGCCATTTCCCCTGTACTATAAGCAATATATACTTGTGTTACATTACCGGCATAATTCCACACCATAGCAATGCCGTATGTATATACCCCGCTTGGCCCGTTCGTTCCCCAGTGCTCAGGAGTTGTCCGCCAAATGCCTGTATCGAGAGCATCCCAATTAGGCGCGCCAGATAGCTCGCCTCTCCAGAGCAAAGTCTCGCACGCATCCATGGCCGTCGAGCACCCAGTTCCTCCTCTTGCAAGCCCTAGAATCCCGGAAGTGATATTGGCCGCGCTATGGTTATGCGCACTCGGTGGAAACGTCTCCGGCTTATCCGTCACGGAATTCCAGTCGGTCTTGATGCTCTTGAACTTGTCGCCCACGGTCTTTGCGTCCGCGGGTGCGCCGTCAATGGTCAGGGTCTTGTCGGTGTTCACCACCTTCTTGGCCGCTTCCACCAGTTGGCGGGATTCGTTCTCACTGGCCTTGGCGTTGGTCTCGCTGGTCTTTGCCGCGCTGGCCGAACCCGCTGCCGCAGAAGCAGAGGATGCCGCAGCGTTCTCACTGGCCTTGGCCGCGTTCTCACTTGCTTTGGCGTTGGTCTCGCTCACCTTGGCAGCATCCTGGCTTGCCTTTGCCGCATCCCGTGCCGCTTCGGCCTGACGGAGCAGTTCTTTGATGTTGGCGATGCTCTGGTTCACAAAGTCCCGGGTCCACTCCATCGAGCTGGCGATGTATTCACGGACTTCCCGGCCATAGATTGCCTTCCGGATGCCCGTAATGATCGCATCAAAATCCATTCCTATTCTCAACCTCCTCCATTTTGAACCCTTACGAACTGCTCAGGTTGCCCAGCAGCTGGTTCAGGAAACTGATGATCGCCTGTGCGATCGTCCATACGCTGTCCATGGCCTGCTTCTGCACCTGCTGTTTGGTCAGCTTCTCGGGGGTCAGACCAAAGGTGAACTGCTTCTCGTTGGGTGCATCCAGCGGCAGCTTCAGCTTGGTGCACACCAGCCACTTGTCGATCTCGTGGGGGCTGGAGATGATGTGGGTCTTGATCAGAAATCCCAGTCGGTCATTGCTTTCCCCGCTGTCCACCCGGTCGTAAGCGGTCAGGGTCATCACAGGCTCGATATTCTGCTTGTACCCCTTCAGCTCGGTCTGTGCTTCTTTGCGCAGGTTGTCGTTGTTCGTGTTGCCATCGACCTGGATGCACTTCTCAATGATGCCGTACTTTGCTTCTGCCGCCTCGTCCCGCACCGTCTCCGAGATCGCGCTCACGGTGGTCGTCTTGAAGATCCACCATCCGCTGGTGGTCGTCTGGGTGCCGTATGCGGTCACACGGGTCACCACGTCGCTGGACATCTGCTCCACATAGCTGAAATCCAACAGGTTCACGCCATATTCAATGGTCTGTGTCGTTGTGGCATCCGTTTCCACGAGGTAATCGATGTACACCCGCCATACCGCAGTGCCGTTGTCTGCCCGCACGATCCGTGTCCGCAGGTATCCGTCGTATTCTTCCAGCAAAAAGGTGTTCAGCAGGCTCCACTGGCTCTCGAACAGGGTTCCCTTGCTGGAGGTGTCGATGGTGCGCCCGGGCTGGATGTTCACCTTCCCGATGCCAAAGGTCCCGTAAGGCCCCTGATAGTAGTCCTTCAACGCCTGCGTTGCAAGGTAGAAGATGCTGTTGGAGGGCACACTTGACCACTGCTCCAGCTGGTTGTCGGTGGTCAGGTAGTAGGTTCCGCCGTTCACCTTCGGTACAAATCGCTGGAGATATCCCAGCACGCCCTCGGCATACAGCTTGTAGCTCAGGTCAAACAGCTTTTCCGTCTCGGTCACGTAACCCAGCCAGATCGGTTTGCCATCCTCTTCCACCACCAGCCACGTTTTCTCGTACTTCAGGGTGGTGTACACGGGGTTCTTGTAACTGCCGAATGCCGTGTTGATCTGGTACGGAATGGTCGCTTCAAAGCTGCCGAACTCGTTTTTTGCCAGGTTAAGCACCGGGTCTTCGAGAAATCGGTTGGAAACGCTTCCCTCTATCGTGTCGCCCTGGGAATCAAAGATGCACTCCCGGGTGTCCCACTGGAACCCCAGAGCGCTTGTGCCGTTAAAGGTCTCCGTCTTCTTTGAGATGGTTCCCGCATAAACTTTATATCCGATGGCTCCTCCCTCCTTTCTGCATCCATTTTGAAATTTCGTAAAGCTGACGGAGAGGTTTATAGATACGCTGGCTGGTAATACAGGTTGAGCGTTCCCGCATCGGTCGTGGTGCTCGCCCGCACTTCGTACACGTCATATCGCAGATCGTTGTCGATCAGGCCGATGTCCACCTTTCCCATGCCCTCGTCCAGCATTGGGCAGTACGAGACCTCCTCTGCCGGAAGTCCCAGCTCTTTTGCCTTTTCGTAGGGGTAGGTCTGGCTCTTTGCCAGTGTAACCCCCACATAGCCGCCACCGGTCCATTTTGCTTGCAGCAGGCTCGGTTTTTCGCTGGGCGGCATCCGGAAGGTCTTGCTCTGGAGTGCCTTGATGGGGATGTCCTTGCAGTAGGGCACGGCCAAATCGGTCTCAAACCCAAAGGTATCCCACACCCAGTCCTCCTGAATGTTGTCGTACAGGAACTTGAACGGGTAAAGGCTATAAGCAAAGGTCACGACGCTGTGTCCGTTCTTCTGCTTGATGCCTCCGTTCACCCAGACACGCCCCAGATAAAAGAACGCCGGGTCATCCTCCAGCCGCACCCTGGTCTGTGCCGGGATCGAGTTGCTCTTCGCCAGCGCTCTGGAAAGATACTCCAGCGCTCCGGTTCCCACAGGGGTCGAAAGGTTCTGTCCCCGCCACTCGTCCGTGTCCAGATAAAACTCCCAGCTTCCCTCCCGGGCTTTGAATACCGGGTAACCCGTCAGGCTCTTGGAAAGGTAGGTGGTTCCGTCTCGTCCGGGTACGTTCACGGAGAGGACTTTCTCCACCGGGGGAGCCACCACAGGCCGGGAGACCGGGATCATCTTCCAGTCATCCCAGGTGTTCTTGTCACCAATGGTGATGGAATGGTACATGGCTCCTCCTTAACTCAGCATGTCGGCAGGCGGCTGGAAGTCATAGGAGATGGTCAGCGTCACCCGTCCGTCGTTGCCGTTCTTGACGTTGCTGATCCAGCAGCGCCCTTTGTAGCTTCTCGTCTGCGCGGTGGAGAGCACGGTTCCGCCCAGCTCCATCCGCACCTCGCATTCTCTTCCCTGAATGATCCGCATCAGCCGGAAATAGGTGCTTGTCCAGTCACCTTCCCGGCTCGACCAGTCGGGGTAAAGCTGAATGCTCTGTTCGGTCTTGTCGGGGATGCCGCATCGCTCCCGCACATCGTCCATGGCGTGCCGTCCGTAGTCATCCCAGCTGGAATGTGGTACGCCGTCCGCCACGTAATAAAAGTCCCAGCTTCCGGTCGAGTTCTGGAACACCCTCTTTCCAAGCGGAGCCTTTTCCGGCGTGCCGTGGTAGGAAGGAAAATCCATCGTCTCGTATTTTTCCTCAAAGGCATTGACATGCAGGGGGTTCAGGGGGACCAGATTGAAGTCTCTCGTGCTGTATTCCCGGGAAGCCCCTGCATTGTCATATACCTTAAAAATAAGCCCCGCAAAGGTGGGGATCTTTGAGGAAAGCGCCGGGTCAGTTGCGCTCCGTCCCATCATCGGTTGTTCCTCCGGTTGATCTTCCCCAGCCCCTCGTCCACGTCGTTGATGATCTCGCCCACCAGTTTCCGGCCGTTCATCTGGACCTTCATGTTGGCCACGGCCCGGGCAATGCTGTCGATGTGCTCGCCCAGTGCCTCCACGCTCGAAACGATGTCGGCGTTGGGGTTTGCCTTCGGGTCAGGCTTGTTGGCCTCTTCCTGCTGGGCCTTGGTCGCCTCGGCTCTGCGCACCACGTTGGCGGCAAGGCCTGCGGTGCGCTCTGCATTCAGGGCTACCGTGCCGTTCTGGAACAGGGTGTCGTTCAGCCAATCCACTCCATTTTGAACGTCGCTCATGTCCACTACGGGCTGGATGCTGGGTTCATACTTGAAGTCGTCGCTGGCAATGTCGCCCACCCGCTGGGCCAGATCCATCATGGTGGAAAGGGCAGTGTCGCTCACGTCCTGTACGCCCTGCACCACGGAGTCGGTCTCGTCGGTAATGCCCTGCGCCAAACCAAGGCTCAGGTATTCGCCAATGCCCGCCATCACGCGGCTGGGGGAATGGATGCCAAAGAAGTCGCAGAATCCGTCCACCACAGCACTGCCGAAGTTGCAGATGCCGTCCCACACCGCACCCGCCGCGCCGGTAATGCCCTGCCACAGGCCGGAAATCAGGTTTCCGCCCACGTCCACCAGGCCCTTGAAGCCGTTGCTGATCCAGTCCCACAGGTGCGAGAAGGCATTTCCCAGCCAGTCAAAGAACCCGCTGAAGAAATCACCGATCTTGTCCCAGTTGGCGATCAGCAGTCCGCCGCCCGCAATGGCCGCGCCAATGAGCCAGCCTTCGGGGCCAATGGAACCCAGCACGCTCACCAGAGTGCCGCCCAGTTCTCCCAGACCGCCCAGTAAGCCACCGGAGCCAGTGATCATCTCGCCGATGCTGCCAAGGCCGCCCAGTGCTTCTCCCAGCAGTCCCGTGCCGCCCGTGGCAGAGCCCAGCAGGCCGCTCATGTTGCCCAGGATGCTGCCAAGGTTCTCGGTCACGCCGGTCACCTTGACCACCTGTCCCATCACCTTCAGGGTACCGCCGCCCTGGGCCAGTGCACTGAAGGCTTTGGGCAGTCCCAGCAGAGCGTTCATGCCCTTGCTCATCAGCAGGCGGCCGAATTCTGTGCCCATAAAGTCCAGCACGGTGGTAATGCCGCCGGTCACTGCCCCGCCCCAGTCACCGCTCACAAGGGCGGTAATGGTGCCAAAGAGGTCGGTGATCACTTCGGTCACGCCGTCCTTGGTGGCCACACCAAAGGCTCTGCTGAGCTTCGAGGCCATTTCCGGGGCGCTCTTCTGCACCTGTGCCCAGACGCTGTTGAAGCCCTCCTGAATGGGCCGCCAGTTCTTCGAGATGGAGTAGCCCAGCTGCATCATCATCCGCTTGCCGGAGTCGTCCAGCTCAAAGGCATCCGCCAGATTTTCCGCAAAGCCCACAAAGTTGTACTGTTCGCTTTGCAGGTCTGCCAGTGCATCCAGTGCGGTCTCGCTGTTCTTGCCAAACTTCTTCACAGCCTCGTCGTACTTCAGCTGCTTGTTCGTCACTTTCTTCAGGCTGTAGCTCATGCTGTCCAGTGCCGTACCCACGCCAATGATGGCGGTCATGGTGCCCTGGGTGGCGGCTTTCCGTGCCTGGACGCTGTCGGCTCCGTATTGTTCCACCGCAGCCTTGTAAGCATCCTCCCGGCCCGCAAGGTCACCGTCTCCGTAGAGCTTGGCCAGCATGTTCTGCCGGTTGGTCACCAGCTTCTCCTGCTTTTCCAGGTAGGAGACCTTGCTGTCGTAGGCATCCAGCTGGGCCTGATTCAGCTCGTTGATGAGCTTCTGCTGTTCGGTCTGCTCCTCCAGATACTGCTGGTAGGCCGCCTGGGTCTTCTGGCTTGCCTCGCCGAACTCGTTTTTGATGGCGATATAGTCCTTCTCGGTGGCCAGCAGGATCTCCGCCTGGTTCTTGATCTTCCGGTTGATGTAGTCGATCTTCTTGTTGGACTTCTCGGTCACCTCGGCGCTGTCCTCGTACAGGGCGCTCCAAAGCTCGTATTCGTCCTCCGCGGTCTTGGCATCGGTCTCGTACCGCTCCTGAATGACCTTCAGGATGCTGTCCTGCTTGCTTCTTTGAAGCTCCGCAAGAGTCTTCTGTTCGCTCAGCAGGGTACCGTAAGCGTCCTTCGTCTTGCTGTTGTTTGCGCCCACCTTGGCCAGCAGGGTGTCGTACTGCTCTTTCGCAATGGCCACCCGTTTGGTCTGGAGCTCGATCTCCCTTGTCAGGCTCTCGGTCTTCTTGGTGATAAGCTCTTCCACCGTGGCCGTGTCGCCGCCCGTCACTTCCCACAGCGCGTATTCGCCGGTGGCGTTGGACATCTCGGTCTTGTTGGCCTTCAGCTTGTCGGAGAATGCACTTGCCAGCGTGTCTGCCAGTGACTTGCCGGCCTTGGAGGCTTTGGACTTGGTGGTGCCGCCGCCCGCTCCGTCCAGTGCATCATCCACGGTGTTCTGGTAGTAGTCGGTCAGCGCACCAAAGGGGTTCATCTTGCCCCATGTGCTGTCCACAGCATTCTTGATCTCCTCCACGGTGGAAGGGGTCTTGTTGCCGGGCTTCTTGATGCCGCTGTTGGAGGGGATCGGTACAGTATCCTGTGCCGCCTGCTTTGCTGCATTCTGTGCGCCCTTCAGTCCATGTTGATAAATGGGGTTGCCCAGATGGAGCGAATCCATCTTCATGGCGTTGTACAGCCCAACCATGCTGTTCTGTACGGCAATGGTCGCCTCATCCAGAGCAGTGGTCATACCGTCTTTTACCGCAAGGGCCGCATTGTAAGCGCTGTTCCGCAGCTCGTCCTGTTTCGTCTTGTCGCCAATGCCCAGGATCGCACCCTCAAGGATGTTCTCCGCGTCGCTGGCTGCAACGTCACTGGGCGAATGGATGCCCCAGAAGGTGGTGAAGACATTCCGGATGGCGGCAGCAGCGCTATGCATGGCTGCTTTTGCCCGCTCCAGAATGCTCTGGTTTTGCAGGCCTTCCACAACGCCCAGCATGACATATTCACCGTTCTCGGCCATCACCTTGGAAGGCGAAGCAATACCAAAGAACGATTTGAACGCTTCAACGATCTTTCCGCCCAGCGATTTGATGCCGTTGACCGCCATGCCAACCGGCCGGTCGTCCTCAAAGATCTCACCGAACCAGTCAAAGATGCCCAGCGCTGCATCCTTCATGGCATTTCCGATACCGCTGAACAGTTCACCCCATGTTTCCGGAACACCAAGGAAACTCAGGCCGTCTTTCGCCAGCTGCCAGCACTCCGGGATCACGGCACGGACCAGCACGTCAAATGCCTCGACAATAGGCCCGGCGCAGTTCTTGATCACCTCGCAGAGCATCGTCACCACGGTGGTCAGTGCTTCCTGAATGTCCGGTGCAGCGTTGATGATAGCTTGACAGATCGGTCCTGCAAACATGGAAAGAACACCCATCGCCGCAGTCGCCAGCGCGATCACGCCCAGCGACTTTGCGAAGTTCCAGAATGCTTTTGCCAGCAGTTCCAATCCAACCGCCAGCTGAGGCATTGCTGTCAGAAGAGCACCACCCAGCATGGTGATGAGCATTCCGTCCAGAAATACCTGTAACGCCTGCCCAACAGTTTCCGGGTCAGCATCGCCCAGCAGTTTAATGGCAGGGGCCAGGATCAGCAGCGCCGCGCTCATCTTGAGCATAGCGGAGCCAAGGCCATCCAGTGCGGAAGCAACGCCGAATTTTGTGAATACGACTAACCCGCCAACCAGACTTCCCAGTCCGAGCAATGCGGAAATCCCGCCCCGTAAAAGCTCACCAATGTCCAATGCCGCAAATTTCTCTACCGCCGCAGCCAGCACATACAGTGCACTTGCCGTCAGCAGGATTCCTGCGCCGGAACTCACGCCACCTGCGGACATGCTGGATGCGATCGTCAGCGCCGTCAGTCCAGCCGCAACCTTGATCAATCCGTCGATGGCCGCATCCCCCATCACGGCAAACAGCCCCACGGCTCCTGCCAGTACAACAAGGGAGGTAGACATCACAAGGATGGCCGCGCCGGAGCCGAACTTTGTCTTGGACGAAAAGGCCGACATGGTGGTCATCAGGAGCATCAGGGTCTTGATGCTGGTCATGGCCGCATCCAGCCGGACAAGCTGAATATTCGCCAGACTGCTCACCGCCTGTGCTGCGATCCAGATGCCACCGGCCATGGCTGCGATCGCGGCTCCATTTTGAAATCCGGTCGGGCCGATCACCTTATTTACCACAGCCAGAGCCGTGGCCATGGTGGTCAGCAGTCCGCCCAGCGAAACCACCTCCATACCGGCTTTTACCAGGCTGGTGAACTTGATCTCGCTCAGGGGCTTCAGGGCGGTGGAAAGCACCTTGATGGCACCGCTCAGCGCCACCAGCTCCACCGCCGTCGAAAGGATCACTTTGTGGTTCATGGCCTTCTCGCCTAACACCAGCGCCAGAGAGAGTTGACGCATCGCAAGCATCATGGCAACGATGGACACGGTCACAACGGCCAGCGCTGCGGCATTTGCTGCAATGTTGCCCTTCTGCAGGACCTCCATGATCCGGGAGAGTCCCTTGGTAATGGAGCCAATGGCAATGCCCAGTCCGATCAGCGCCGCAGCAGTGCCCCACAGGGTCGCCGCGTTCAGGGCGCTGGCTTTCAGGCTGTCAAATGCTTTCGTGAACCGCTTGGTGGTAGGCTCCAGCAGCTTTGCCGAGATCGTCAGCAGGGTCACGAAGCCAAAGACCGTAATGGCGATCTCCGTGAACTGGTCGGGGTTGATCCGGCTCATCACGTACATGGCCCCGGCCAGGATCAGGATCGCGGTGGCCATACCGGTCAGGGTCTTGGTGCTTTCGTTCTTCTGCCAGGTCTTGATCGCGCTGGTCAGCTGCTTAAAGGTGCCGGAGATGGAGTTGAGCATTCCGGTCAGCGGGGTCTCCAGCATTGCTTTCAGGCTCTTGGTGGCTTTTGCCATCTGCCCGATGCTGAACGCCAGCAGTCCCACGTCGATCAGGCTCATAAACCGGTAAACGTCCGTCCCGCTGATGGCATCAAAGCCCTCTTTCACAGCGGTAAAGAACTGTTTCACCGGGGCAAAGGCATCCCCCACCGAGCCGTTGATCTTGTTCATGCTGCGCTGAAAGCTGGAAGCAAACTCACTCATGGATTTGCTCAGGTTCTTCGGCATGTCGATGAGATTCTGCTGGAAGTCCTCCAGATTCGGCTTTGTTAGCCCCAGCACCTGCACCGCGTTCTCGCCAAGGCCGCCCAGTTTGGAGAGCAGGGTCGAGATTGCCATGCCCAGCGCGCCCAGGATGCCAATGCCTCCGCTTGCTGCGGTCTGGATCACGGCGCTCAGTCCGTCAAAGGCCCGCCTGCCCACGGAGTATAAGGTACCCAGCAGGCCGGTGCTCTTCTCTCCCTTTTCCAGGAATGTGTCGATGTACTGCGCGATCTTCGTGTTCTTCAGCATGCTGCCCAGTGCATCCACGGGGCTCAGGAGCTTCGTCAGCGCCGTCTTGATGCCGCCCAGCTTCTCCCGCAGGGTGCCGCTTCCGGTGGCAACTTTATAGATCGTCTCAAGGAAATCCCCCAGCCCGGCTCCCACGCTCAGCATCACCTGTGCCACAGGCTTCGCAGCGTTCGCCAGCAGCGAAAATGCTTCCTTCGCCACAGCGCCGATCTTGCTCAGGATCGTGGTAACGCCTTTCAGCACCGTGAACAGGCCCTTGAAAGTCTTCTTGATCTTCTCTGCGGTCTGGTCGGTGATGATGAGCTTCTGGGTCATCAGGCCGAGCCGTTCGGCAAAGCTGTAAATGCGCTCCCCGTCTGCGGGCGGGAAGATTTCACTGAACGCCTCCTTCACAGGGGCCACCACTTTGCCGATGGCATCCATGATGTTCCAGAAGCTCTGCACCAGATGCTCTCTGCCGGAAAGCTCGCCGATCTTCTGGGCGTACTCGTCCAGGTCCAGGGTTCCATTTTGAATCTCGGCGTTCAGCTTCGCAAAGGCTTCTGCATCCCGCTGGATGGTCTCCCGGTCATAGTGCTTTGCGGCCATCTCCTTGTCGCTCAGGGTCAGCAGCTTTTCGGCACTGGTCTGTGCTTCGTCAAGGCTTGCTTTCAGCAGCTGGGCACTTACGCCGTTCTGCTGCAATGCCTTGGTAAAACTGCCCGCTTTGGTGATCTGTTCCTCGGTCACAGCGCCGCTGGCCAGTGCTACCTGCTGGAGGGTGTAGCTGTAGGCATCTGCCTGATCCCCCAGCCTGCCTTGCAGCTGTGCCCATCCGCTGTTCAGTCCGTCCTTCAGCCGTTCGTTCAGCCCGTCGATGGACGGCACAAAAATGTCGTACAACCGATCCGAAAGCTCTGTCCAGGTCTCGGTGGCTTCTTCCTTGTTGCCAAAGAAGGTCTCGAAGACAGCCATCCATTTTGAGCTGACCGCGTCCTTGGTTGAATCAATGGCCTGCCCAAAGCTGGTTGCCTGCTGGGCCGCCAGTGCCGCACGCTCTGCCAGCTCACCGTATTGACCGCTCAGCTTCTCAAGGGCCTCGGAGCTGGTCATGCCCTTGTTCTTCTGGGTCATCTCGTAGGCCGCTTCCATCATGGAGGCGTACTTCTCAAAGGTCTTTTCCATGACCTTCGTGTTGGCCCACTTTTTGGAAAGGGAGCTCTCAAAGGTGCCAATGGTCACCTCGCCCTTTTTCAGGGTGCCCAGCTCCACCGCTGTGTCAATGAGCTCCTGCTTCAGGGCCTTGGTGGCCGTACCCATCAGGTTCAGGCTCTTCCAGTCCTGAAGCTGCAAATGTCCGGCGCTGTAGCTCTGGGTCAGGTTCCGGATGGTGCTCTGGAACGCAAAGCCCGTTTTGCCCGCGTCTGCGGTGGCGTTGGCAATGCCCATGATCATGGGGATCATCTTGTCGATGTTGCCGCCCGCAGCCGTCATCTGGGAAAGGGCGCTGGTCATCTCGCTGAAGCTGTAGCTGGTCTCGTCGGAGTACCACATCAGCTTGTTCAGGTAGCCGTTCACCTGATCGATGCTCTTGCCCGTGGCGTTCATGATGGTCTGAACGTTGGAGGTCTTTTCGGTGTACTTGTCCCAGCCGCTGGCCACCTGATCGATGGACAGGCTCTTGACCAGCTTCTCGCCCGCGTCCACAAATTTGTTGGTGATGTTCACCAGCGCCGTGGTGGCCACGATGTTCAGGCTCGAGAACTTGGATTCCAGCCGGTCAAGGCTCGTCTGCATGGTGGCAAAGTCCACGTTCTCCGCGGCTGCGTCCAGCTTCTCAAAGCCCTTTTCCGCTCCCTTGAACTGGAGCTTCTCCATCAGCCGGTCAATGGTCGAGATGGTCTGTTTGGTATTTTTCTCAAAATTTGCGTTGTCAAACCGCATTTCAACAACGCGGCTGTCTACTTCCTGGCTCATTCTGTCCTCACCTCGCCCCATGCCCGTGCTGCGATCCGCTCAAAAATGGGCCGCATCGCAGGGTTGATATAATCCACGCCCTCTACGTATCCTCCGTTTCGTGTGCCGTGTCCGTATTGCAGGATCACCGCAATGGGCACACCATCCACGATGTTGGAGTTTCTCCATGTAATGGTGATGCTCTCTTTTCCCTTGGTCACCGTGTAGCTCCAGCTTGCCGCCGTCTTTCCCGTGTCCTTCGGGGTCGCCTTCGCAAGGGCCTCCACGCCCTCCTGTCCGTATCGGTCAAGCAGCTCATCCAGGTTCAGGTTCGAGCATCGCTTCAAAAATTTCCGGCTCTTCTTCCAGTCGCCCTTCTGGCGAAAGACAATTACTTTTGGCACTGCATTTCTCCCCTTGGCTGCAAGACCGCCATTTTGAAATTTCGCAATAGCGCTAATCGTCCAGTGCAAAGTTCACGCCATGCCAAGGGCTCCCCTACTAGGGGAGCTGGCGAGCGAAGCGAGACTGAGAGGTTTAATCCGTCTCTTACCCTCTCGTCTTCAGCCGGGCCTTTCTCTGCTCGTTCAGCATCCGCTGCTGGGCCATCCGGTCGCCCTTGCTCATCTTCTTCGCCGGTGCCTGGCTCTCCTGGCATACCCGGATCAGGGTCAACAATCGGTTCAAATGCCACTTCTCGCACTCTTTCGGAATGCCAAAGCTGAACATCTGGCAGTACAGCACCTCAGCCGTGGTCTCGGTCCCGCTTTTCCGGGGCGGTCGTTTGGGCCGGGGCTTTCCTGCGGTCTTTCGTTCGTTGGGTCTCGGCTCCCCGCTGAACCATGTTGCGGTCATGGGAGCCTCCATATATTCGTTAATGGAACGGTACTGTTCCCGGGTCAGTCTGGCGTACACTTCTGGGTCTACCCCCTTGGTCACCGTCATGCAGCGGATGTAGTCCAACCACTGCTCCACGGTCAGCTTGTCCAGATTGCTCAGGAACGGGATGTTCCAGTTGCTTTCCCAATGAGCCAGGGAGAGCAGTGAATGTTCCAGCTTCAGGACCACGGCAGGCGTGTAGACAAATTCCTCTGTCTTTTCGTTCCACCGCTGTTGTCCTGGTATCGTAAGCGTCATCATTTGCTTTCTCTCCCTGGTATGTGTTCATTGAGGTGTCCTTCTCAGAGCACGCTCCATTTTGAATGTTCTTCCAAACAGAGCTCGCCCCTTTGGGGAGCTCCGCGACGCGCCGCCCTTTGGCGGACGGAGCGGTAAGAGGGGCATGTTACTGCTCCTCAGTGCCCTTCACGGGGGCTTCCAGCACCTTCAGGCCGGGCTGTGCGTTCACAGGGGTGGCCTTCTTGGTCTCCTCCTTCATGTCCTCCGGCAGGATGCCCTCAAAGAATGCGGCCGCGGCCTCGCCGTTGGAGGCCAGCTTGTAGTACAGGTCGCTGTAAGCCTGGGTGGACATAAAGTCCGCCAGCACCGCATCGTTCTTGATGAACTTCCGGCCGTCAGGGCTCAGCACACCGTAGCTCTTGCAGATGATCTGCTTGAACAGCTTGGCAAGCTCCAGCTGGCTCTGGGCGGCAGTGATGCGGTTGATCATCTGCACAAGGCCGCCCTCGGTGGTCAGCTCCATCTCCATGATCTCGGCACGGGTCAGATTGAAGTAGTAGTCTTCCGTCCGCTCAGTACCGCCAAAGTCCACGGTGGTCATCGTCTTTTTCAGCATTTTTCTTCTCCTTTATCGTGTTCATTGATGCTTGGCTTCTTACACCTGGCCCTCGCTGTCGGTGATCAGCTTGATCAGCTCGTCGGGGGAAGGCAGGGTCGCCTCAGCAGTCTCGGTGCCCCAGAGCTTGTCCTGAATGGCCTTCACGGTGGCAGGCTTCAGCTTGGAGCAGTCGATCTCCATGTGGCTGGTGGGGCGGTGGCCGGTCACGTTCACGGGGGAGGTGGTGCACTCCCAGCTGAAGGTGATGGCATCGGGGTTGTCGTTGATGGTGGCGTAGCTCTTCTCGCTGGGAGAAGCGGTGCTGTTCCACGCAATGTGGATCTTCTGGCCCACCTCGTCGTCAACGTCGTTGCCCACGGTGGTCACCCAGCTGAAACCAAAGCCCTGACGCTTCTGCTGGCCGATGGAAACACCCGTTGCAACCTGTGCGGAACCGTCGCAGGGCTCCCACTCGGTGGGGTAGGTGTAGGCTTCGATGGTGTAGCCGTACTCCTCGGCAGAGCGCAGAGAAGCATACTTGATGTCGTCAGCGTAGAGCTTGGTCTCCTCAGCGCCGGAGGGGCTCTCGGTCACGGCGGTCAGGCCATTCCAGGCCACGCCCTTGTCGTAAGCGCCGGTGTTGTTCATGGGATACAGGACACCCATCTTGGTGCCCATCTCGTAAAACTTTTCGCCGACCGCGTCCCAAATCAATCTGGACATATAGTTCCTCCTTAGATGTAGATCGTAAAAACGGTGTGGTATAATCCGTCCGAAACAAAAGAGCGGTCGTAGGTGCATTTTGGCAACACACTTACGGCCGCTTTGATCTTGCTGTCAGGGTTTTTGTCCATCACGGTCACCGTGTAGAACGGATGCTGGATGTAGACCCTGTTGTTTGCATGGTTGTTCCGGATCCTGGTTTCGCTGTACACGATGCAGGGATATTGGAGCTGGAATCCCGCTTTCGGCTGATAATAGAGGTGGATCGACTTTCCGTTCTCCTTCAGCACTTCGCGCAGGAGCGTGTCAACCTTCAGCCGTGCTTCCATTCCAGAGCCCTCCCAAAGTCAGGATCAGGCGCGGGTATTGTACCTTCACGCCGGTCACCTGCCATTTCTGTCCCATAAACACCGCATACCGGAGATCGTAGAGATGGTCGTTTGCAAACGGGTCCGCCAGAACGCTCAACTGGTTTCCAACCGTGATGTCGGGGTTCACCTTGTCCCCCATCTGCATCTGCCGTCCAAACTCCAGCACGTCCCCGTAATAGGTGCGTTCCGTCATCTTCTCGGTAAATACGCTGGGGGCGGTCTCCTCCACCTCATCTGCAAATCCCAGCTTCCCGCAGTATCTCATCTCTTCTCACTCCATTTTGATTTGTTGTGGCTAACCTTGAAACCTGAAAAGATCAGGCCTCGTCCGCAGCCATGGTGCAGGTGGTGGCGGTGGTGCCGTCGGTCACAACCACACCGGCAGCCATCAGGGCCACAGGCAGGTAGGTCTTGTCGGCAGCCATCACGATCAGACGGCCCAGCTTAAAGGCCTTCTCCACGTCAGCCTTCTTGGCCTGAACCTTGTGGGCCTCGTCCTCGTACAGCTTCTTGTCGGTGTGCAGGTAGGCAACGTAGTTTGCCACGTGCAGGTCATAACCGGTCTCGTAGATGGTGTTCAGCATATTCATATCCTTTCTCTTTAAGCAGCCCACTCAACAGCCATGGCGCTGAACGGGGTGGTCAGAGCGCCGGAGCAGCGGGTCTCGATCAGGTACTTCTGGGCGTTGAAGTCGATGTCGAAGTCGTCGAACATGGAAACAGCGCCGCCCTTGTCTGCGCCCACGGTGTAGTCGGCCAGGTTCACGATCAGGCAGACCAGGTCACCGCCCTTGGCACCCTTGCGGCCCTCCATCTCGGGGATGGTCACAATGTTCTTCACACGCAGCTTGCGGGCCAGAGCAGCCTCGTCAGCATACAGCGGGTGGCCGATGCCGTCCTCCAGCAGGAGCATCTCGGTCAGAGCGTCCTCCGTGGTGAACAGGGTGGGGGTGCCGGAGCCGCGGTACTCCTTGCGGCTGCGCAGGATCTGCTTGATCAGGGCCTTGTACTTGTCCTCCACGGTGGTCAGGCCGGTGGTCTTGCACTGGACCTTGATGGTAAACAGGTCGCTGTCGTTGAACACAGGACGGATGCAGTTCTCGTCGATCTTGTCCTCAGAAGCAGCCAGACGGCCGTCGCCCAGCAGGTAAGCCAGCGCCAGCTCACGGTTCAGCTTCAGGCGCATCTCCTGCTTCAGCCATGCCACAACGTCAAAGCTGGTAATGTCGATCACGTCGTCGCGGTCCAGCTTCTGCTTCTTGTACACGGTGGTGGGGCTGGTAGAGCGGCGCAGCAGGCCAAAGACCTCTTCCTTCTTGAAGTTGCCCTTGATGTAACCCTTTGCGCGGGCATCCTCCTCGGTCAGGTCGGCAAACATGCTCTTGAACCGGCTGAAAGGAATGTGGTGCACAGCGCCCATGACCACGCTCACCCAGTCGTCGGGCTTGTCGATGATGCGGGGCGTGGTGTCCAGCAGGTGATCCTCAGGGAACAGCCAGTCGATGTTGTCGATGCTGTGGGCCAGCTCGTCACTGTCCATGCCGGCATCCTCAAAGGCAGCCTTCATGGTACCGTGGCTCTTTGCGGTCTTGACCACGTTGTTGATCTCTTCGATGCTGTGCTTCAGCACGGTTGCGTTGGTATCCTTGTCGAAAACATTCTGCTTCACGGTATCGTCCTCCTCACCGTCATCGTTGTCGCCGCCTTCCTGCTCTTCCAGGGCCAGGCCCACCAGAGCGTGGCAGCACTCTTTCTGCTCGTCGGTCATGCTGTTGTAGACCTGTTCGAGCGTCTTGCCTTCGTTCTTTTCGTCCGCCATTTTGGCTTCCTCCTGTGTTGCTTCATCGTCGGTCACGGCATCGCCGCTGTCCGCACTGTGTGCAAGGTCTTCCAGCGGGTTGCCCTCGGGGTCCATGCCGTGGGTCAGGCTCAGACCGTCCTCGTTATAAATAAAGGCCTCGCCGCCCTCGTAGTCCTCATCGGCGCTGTGCTTTACCACCTCGTCGATCAGGGCACCCGGGTTGCATCCGGCCAGCACCAGGCTCACTTCCCGGATAAAGCCGTGCTTCACGGTGCTGCCCACCTTCTTCAGGCCGTTGGCAAAAATGGAAAAGGCGCTCAGATCGCCGCTTTCCACGCACTGTCTTGCGGTCTTGCCGGTGTCGGTGTCGTTGAATTTGGCATAGCAGTACACGCCACCGGGCCGGTTCTCCAGCAGGCAGTGGCCGATCACGTTGTCCACGTTGGCGTGGTCGTGGTTGTACACCATGGGCACAACCTTGCCGCTGCACTCCTTAAAGGCATCCTGCGCGATCACCAGCCCGTCATAGCACCGGACGTTCGCTTTCGTCGCCCAGCCGCTGCAATCGTAGTCAAAATTAACCATTTTGATTTGCAATACTCCTCTCTACGGCATCCCGCCCTGCCGTGATCGTTTTGTTCTGCGCCGCAATTTCCTCACTGCTCTGGCTGATGTTTGCATTCCGCAGTTCATCTGCCTTGGGGTCCTTGCTGGGTTTCATGCCAATGGCCTGCCGGAACTCGTTGGAGGTCATGATCTCGTTGCGGGTAAACTTGTCGGCCATTTCGGCAACGGCGGAAACAGGGGTCAGCTTGAACGGGTCACGGAAGTACATCACGGATTCCCGGTTCGCCCGGTCGTCCTCGGTCAGGAACTTCCGCCGGATCTCGTCCACGGCAGCCGCCACAATGGGCTCGATGGTGCGGTTCTCGTAGTTGGTCATCACAGCATCGGAAGCAGTACCGTTCATGATCTCCGGGGTGATACCCAACTGGCTGTATGCCATGTTGGTCAGGTATTCCACGGTCTTCAGAAGGTTGTTTTCGAGGCTGCGGTTCAGCTGCGTGATATGCTCCGTGCCATCGGTGTAGGCAATGCCGTATTTGGAACCGGCGAGCTGCTGTTCGATCTGTGCCCGCCGTTCTTCGGCCTGTTTCTTCCGGGTCTCGCCCTTCACAACGTAGGGCAGCTGGATGATCAGGTCGAGTTTGCCGCTGCCCACCTGTTCGTCGATCACGTCCATCAGGTTCAGCTTCCGGATCAGGCGCTGCACCGTGCCGTTGGGTTCGTTCATCACGGCATAGAACGGGTTCTCCACCAGGGCCACCTGTGTCTTCGGCAGGGTGATCTCCTCTTTCCGTCCGGTCCGGTCGTTGTACACTTCCAGCCGCACGTCGTCCGGGTACCATTCCAGCACCTTTCCCACCCGCATGGATTCGATCCGGGTCTTACCGGTCTTCCCGTCGTAGTCCACGTCAATTGGCACCAGCGCAATGCATCCCTCGTCCAGCATGGAAAGGAACATGTCATATCGCAGTGCCCGGCCAGTCTGGTCCTTGTTGCCGGAAAGGTTCAGGCAAGAATTAAGGCCCGAATCAACGGTTTCGTCGTAGCGTCCGTTTTCATCGAGCCTTACATGATTGATGGTAATTGCCGCAGCGTCCATTGCAATGCGGGTGTTGATGGCCGTCATGATCGTCCGGTCATTGCTTCGGTTCAGCCTTACCCGGTCAGGTCGGTAGCTGTATCCTTCGCCGCTTCTTCCGGGGGGATCCCGGTTCAAAAACGCATTCCAGGCGTGTCTCAGTCTGGAGCCAAAGGTTTGTGATGCCATTTTGATTTCCTCCAGACCTTAACTGTCTTTCTTGTCGTCGTCTTTCTTGTCATCGTCTTTCTTCTGCTGGTTTCCGCCAGCGCTTCCGCTCACAATGGCGTTCGCCAGATCAGGGTTCTTGAGTTCCTTCGTGATGAACTGTTTTGCTGCGTAGCTCATAGTACCGGAAGCGGCCTTGGTCAAAAACTGCTGGGAAGCGTTCGTCATTACGGTCTTCACAAAGCTCTGCCCGCTGTATACGTCCTTCCGCAGCTGTTTCACGTCCTTCTGGAGCTGGAGCCGCTCTTTCTCGGCTTTCAGTTCCTTGTTGGGGTCGTCCGCCCGGATGTTGGTCTGCCCCTGAAGATCCCGGTACTGCCTTTCCATTTGCAGCCGGTTGATCCGTGCCCGCAGCTCCTCGTCGGAGTAGTCCTCCGCATTTTTCCCGGTTCGCTTGGGTGCATACTCTGTCTTGGGCTCCTGCGCATCCTCACCGGCGTTCCCGTCCCCGGCATAGTGTTTCCTGCCTGCGGCTGTCAGGGTACCATCCTTGTTCTGGTACCGCCGCACGCCCCACTTCATGCCCTTGATGCCCCAGTGGTATAGCTCGTCCTTGTATACCTGCATATTTGTCTCATCACCTCAGTTCTTTCCGGCAACGTACTTCTTGGTACTCTTCCCATCCATATCTCGCAGCGTCGTGCTTTTGGTTTCATGGTGGAACAGCTTAGAAACAGCATCTTTTCCGCGCTGATAAATAGATTTTCCGCTTTTCTTAGACTTTTTGTTCTTAACCGTTTTCACAGAAACCACTCGCATAGATGTGCGATGCTGCGTGCCATCGATAAACGTAAATATTTTGTCGAAACCGTGAACTCCATTTTTCAGAGTACTGGTTTTTCCATTCAGTTTGCTGGGTTCATAGCCCTTGATTTTTTTCAGGTTCGATGAACTAGGAAGCCCTGTATTGCCCCAGCCTGTAATGATGTTCGTGCGGCCTTTTACTTTCTTCAGCTCTTTCGGGTCTTTGCTAAAGATTTTATGATTTTTGTCCGCGTTTTGTTTTCGGGTTTTGTACGCACCATACTCCCTGGCATCGTAAAAATATCGGTACTGCACCAGTCCGCGTTTATCGGTTCCTACCACCACACGGGCGTAATATTTGTGGTCCTTTCTTTCTCCGCCCACTTCCGAATGAGCCAGATAATTCCACCAATCGTTCACTCTATCGCTCCTTTCTTTGGTTTACAATGTTTGTCAGCTGTGTTATACTCTTCTCACCGAATGTTTCTCGACGAAGAGGGATATATCATGTTAGTGGTCGAATGTCCTATCTGCGGTGCGAAAACACCGATTCCCAAAGACAGGCCGGATGAAATCACATGCTCTGGATGCGGAAATACGCTCAATCTGCAAGAGGCGGAAACAGAGAAAGATTCATGTACAAAAGCCGGTCTTCTTGCAACGATCAAGGAGACTGCTGCAAATGCAGCTTCTTCTGTGTCGTCTTTCGTGAAGCGCCATCCGCGCGTTGTAATTGGTGTTGTAGTCGGAGTTCTAGGCACTGCCGGTGCTATAGTAGGAATACAGAAATTGAAAGAATCTTCCGACGAACGATCAGAAGATGACACTTCATTGCTTCCGGAGCGGAACAATGATGAGATTGCGTCGTGTCATGAAGATACCTGTGACGAATCCGATTCAGGGTTTACGGATTGGGATTATCTGTCATATCTGTCAGACAACTGTTATAACTGCGGCGCGCCCCTTAACAACGGCTGCTATACCGAGCCATGGGAAGACGGCAGCAATGAATATGGATATTGGATCTGTCCACGTTGCGGAGCCATCAACGAAGATTGGAACAGCATCGATGACGACTGATTTCACTCCATTTTGATTTTAGCGAACAAAAAGCGCCAGCGTACCATGTTTTCGTAACACAATACGCTGGCATTTCATTTATTGCATAACCCTACTCAAATAAGGGAGGATACTGTCATGTATATCATCATCGGACTCATTCGTTCGTCGGTACTTTATGCCTTCATTCTGTCGGCGATTTGCGGTTCATTCTCGATGGATTTTTTCTTTATTTACGTGGCATTCATTTTCTGGGTTTTTCTGATGAGTAAAATCAAACGAGATGGTTGTGATATGAGTGAACTTCTGTTTGAAGCACTAAAGCACGATATACTTGTTCCTTTTTTGGGTGTCCGATCTCTTGTACTGATTTTGTCAGGGAAGTATCTTAGTGATCCGCACGAAGATCACGCTTCTCTTTTTCTGTCACAAGGCATCATTGAAGGTGTATGGGGCACACTTATTGCGATCTGCCTTGCAATCACGATCACACAGGTGCTGTAACCCTTACTCAAACGCATCCCGGTTCTGTTTCCACGCCACGTAAGCGTCCATCATGGCTGCCACGGCATCGATCTTCTGATCCTGCCGCTGTTTGTAGAGCTTCCGGTTGCCGTTGGTGTCCACCAGCGTAATGCAGTTGCCCATGGCAAATTGCATCAGCTGTTCGTCAAACAGCAGTTTCCGCTGTTCGCTCAGCTTTTTCAGCTCACCCAGCGGCACGCTTTCGGTCTTTGCGCCCTGGATCACTTTCACAACGCCAAAGGTGCTGTTTTCATCGCCCCAGCGCTTCACGAACTCCTGTGCGTTGTAGGGGTCGTAGCCAAACGCCCGCACGTCGTACTCGTTCTCCATGATAAAGTTGTCCAGGTCATCGTACACATGCATCATGTCCAGAACCGTGCCGTCAAACACGAACAGGGTCCCTTCCCGCATGAATTCCTCATACTGCTGCCGTCTCGAAGCCGGAAGCTGGCTGAGGGTGTAGGATGTGATGTAGTCCCGCGTCTTGACCCCAAAATATCCGTTGGACAGCGGAAACAGGAAGGTAAAGGCGCAGAAGTCGTCGCCCATGGAAAGGTCCGCGCCCATGGCACAGGGCATCTGCCAGAAGCTTCTCTTCCTGTGGCACAGGGTCTCCTCGTAGGGGAAGAAATAGGTGTATCCCTCCATAGGCAGGTTGAAGCGCTTGGCCAGAATATCGTTCCGGGCGCTGGGGGATTTCTCCGCACGCTCCACGTCCAACTGGTAGGTCTCGTAGCTCACGGTCTTGCCCAGGTTCGGGTTGGCTTTCAGCCACATCTCCGGCTGGCCCACTTCCTCAATGGAGTCCAGCTTGTAGTACCAGATGGACACATGGGGGTTGACGTACTCCCCTTTCAGGATGCTCATCAACTCCATTTTGATGTCGTCGCCGCAGCCGTTGCGCACCGTGCCCTCAGAGGAAGCCGCCACGATGAGGTAATTCTCGTTCTTGGCTGCACCCTGTTCAATGGCACCAATGGGGTCTTCCCGGATGTCGCAGGAGAGCCATTCGTCCACGGTCGCCACAGTGTCGCGCCGTCCTTGCAGCTTCTCAATGGTCATCGGGCGCACTTCCAGCAGGCTGTTGGTCAAAAAGTTCTCGATGCCCTTCTTGGTGGAAGCCATCTTCACCCGGTCTGCCTTGGAGCCGGTGGTGTTTTGCAGACTGCCCTCGGTCATAAACTGGAACACCGGCCCCTTTGCCCGCGCCAATGCGGTGCGGAAAGGTGCCAGCACCTCTTCGGCCTGTTTCATGGTCGGAGCGGTGGTCAGCTGCTGGGTCGTGGTGGTGTACGCCGTCAGGAAGTACGCCTGCAAAAACTCCAGATACATGGTCTTCGCGGCCGATCGGGTAATGATGAGGTACTGCTTTGTCACCAGCCGCTTTTTCAGCCGCCGGGTCTCGTAGTGTCCGCCGCCTCCGCGCTCGTTCGGCACAAAGACGCTTCGCTCTACAAAGTAGTACCACCCAAAGATCTCTTCGGCCCATAACTTGAAACTGTCCAGCAGCTTTACGTCGGTGCCGTCGGTCAGGGTCAGCTCATCCTCGCAAAAGGAGATAAAGCCGTTCACAGCTTTGTCGTCATAGTAGATGCCCGGGTTGGCGATCAGGTCGTCGATCCGCTCCATCTCCATGGCAATTTCCCGGCATACGGGTATTTCGCCACGCATCACGGCCTTCCGAAAACGGCCGTAGTAGATCGGCGTGGCCGTGTTCGAGAGTGCCATTTTCAATTCTCCTATTATAATAAGGTTGGAACCTTACGTTTTATCCTGAATCACTGTCCAGTATCTCGGCCAAGTGGTCATTTCCAAATATTCGAGCAGCCATTTAGGATCACTCAAATCTCGTTCGATTCCATCCTCACGATGCACCACCAAATGCCTGTCGGCATTGATATACCAGTAATCTTTGTAGTCATGCCTACCAGTTTCATCAACATAGTAGCAGTACATACAAATTTTCTTACCCGAAACCAATTGGCGATATGCTTCGGGCCATTCCATCAGGATGTTGCCTTCATGTTTCACCATGTTGTCACGCTTCTTTCTCAGAATTATCGTGCTCCACGTTCAGCCGCCATTCCATCTCGGAGGCGGTATTCTTCAGTGCTTCCATGGTTGTGCTGCTCTGGGGCGGGTCAAAGCCCAGCAGCCGTACCTTCACGGCCACGTAAGCCTTCACCGCTTCCACCTTCACCGGGTCGGCAACGAACTCCGTCCATTCGTTTTCTTTCCCGGAAATGGCGTACCCCTCGCCGGGCCCCACGCCCATCTGCACCAGTGCAAACAGCGCCATGTTGATGTACATGATGATGTCCGCATCAAAGTCGGTGCACTCCTCGGCAATGCCCAGCAGCTTCTTTACGCTTGTAAGGATGCTGTCCATATTGCGCCTCCGTCAATGTGCGGTGTTTCCGTCCGCAATGCACTGGTTCTCCCACTTCTTGTACACGTCGAGGTAGGTCTCCTTCTTGTCGCCGTTGTGGGTGATCTCATAGTACATGCCATCGGATACGGTGGTGCTTACAAGCGCCTTCCAGTTCTGCAAGGTCTTCGAGAACCATACGATGAACACATCCTCCATCGTCAACTTCTTGCCGTCGGTCGCGTCCACATGACTGTTGAAGTAGTCCACCACCAGCTGCTTTGCGCGGGTCATAAAATCTCTCTGTTCCATTTTTATTCCTCCTCGGCATCGCTGTAGCCACCCATAATGTAGCTCATCATGGCATAATACCAGTCCTTCTGAGCCCTCGCCAGAAGTTCCAGTTCGGCCAGATGGTGGGGCGCGCCGTCCTTCCCCATGGCCGCTTCTTTCTGTGCACTCTCCTCGACCAGCTTGGCCAGCCTCCCCGCATCTATCGCCACTTGACCAGGTTTCAGCAAAACGAGATCTCCCTCAGCACTCGAAGCAGCGTTTTGTGCGGTCACAGCATGATTCTCATCCCTCCGCGGGACAATCTTCATCCCATCAAGCGTAATATCCCCGGCCCGTGTTGCCCGCACCTGCTGCCCATCCACGTTCGTGGCCAAAGCATCGTCAAAGTCAAAGCCCCTGTTCCGCGGTACAGCCGTATAGCTCTGCTGGAGCCCGGCCTCCGCAATGCCCACGTTCGCCCAGAGCAGTGCCTCGTCCAGCTTGGTCAGCGCCAGGCTTCTCGCGCGGCTCGGTGCAAGGTGCTGGAGCATCGCCTCTGCCTCTTCCAGCTTCCGCCGCAGCCCCATAGCGTAGTCCTGCTCTCGCCGGTTAAATGCTTTTTTCTGGTACATACTCATTTCCTCCACTGGATATCAGACTTTCTTCTTTACATACAACATATGGATTGATATACTTATCTCAAACGGTTTTTCTTATACTTCGGAGGCAATATATGCAGTCTTACACCTGTCCCAACTGCGGCGCTCCTGTAAAAATGGATGACCACGGTGCATTTCTCGAGTGCCCTTATTGTGGATCACAGTTCAAGCCCGATGATTCTTTATCTGATGAGCCAAGCAGTCGTCAAACGGATTCGGACGATGATAACGAAGAACTCAGCACCTATGCAGAAATAGTAAATCGCCATATTCCGGAATTTTCGGTCACCGAATTTATCGATAGAGCCAAGCATATTTTCGAAAGAACTCTTGATTTTCTCGGTGATCACGGAATGTACATCCAAGTCGGTGTCGTTTTGCTTTTTGTCGCCTTAGCCATTGCCAGTTTCTTCTTGTAACTTATTCATGTTTTATCCATGGGCAGGTGTCGCCCGGTCTTCTTTCTCCGTCCGGCAGCTTCGGGCCCTTCCCCGTTCCGTAATGGATCACCTTATGCGTTGCCGCCGAAGCACAAATGGCGTTCTCCGGATCAAGCAGCTTCTCGCTGTGCTGGAGAACGTCATCTTTTGTTATGGGGTTTATGTGGTGGATGGAGATCTTCGGTCGGATCGGCCTTCCGTCCCGCAGCACCCAGTCTGTGATCGGATGGTCTTTGCACCCCAGGTCGCACCCCATGTCCCGGGCGATGATCCTGTCCCTGAACTGCCGCCACTCTCTCGATTGGTAGAAGTCCTGGTTCAGCCATCGGTCAAACCCAAAGGTATCTCTCCCCACTTCCCCGTGCAGCTGTAAATACTCCAGCCTCTCCTCGTATGTCGGCAGTGTGCAAAGTTCCGTGTAGCTTTTCATCCAAACAGCCTCGTACATTCGCAAAGAAACAAAACCAGCCCTAGGATGCCGCAACCCATCAGTGCGCTTGCACTCACCGGATTGTCCGGCCTATTTCCAAGCCATGCCGCTACCAGAAAAATCATTAAATAAAGAAGGATATTGGGTATCAATATCAACTCATATTCCATCATACTCGTCGTCCTCGCCTAGACCATTGTATTTCTTCATAGCAGCAATGGCCTTCTCGTACAGTTCCTCGGAGTGCTTTGCATTCTGGAGTGTCTCAGTCTTTGCCCTCAGCAGTTTGTTTTCCTCTTCCAGCTTTGTTTTCTCCAACTCGTTCTTGGAGGTCGCCAGCTTCAGAAAATGGGTCGTCTCAGCGCTGGATGCCGTACCTTCCAGCAGTCGTCTCTCAACCAGCTTCATCGCCAAGTTGATCATATAGTTTTCTTGTGCTTCCGGGGTTCTTGCAGGCCGCGAAGTTGCAGCCGACATTTCGCCCGGAGCAGACTTCTTAGGTTTCATTACAATAACCTCGTTTCACATTCTTATTTTGCTTTTGCAAGGGTTCATGGAAGTCGCAGTAGTACCAGTTAAGCCTGTCTCATTTGAAAGGAGAAGAAAAAGCAGATCATGCCCAATGGAGGTTGAACATCGTGAAAGCCCTGAACCCAAATATATAGGAGGATACTACTCCCATGAGCCCTTGCAAAAACCGCCGAAACCCCGGTCTACACCCCAGAACCTCGGCGATTATGTTCCGTTTCGACTTGACTGCGCATACAAATGCACTTATACTTATCTCGGAGGTTGACCTGTAAGTCTCATTTGAATCGTTCATTCTACTAGGAAAGGTGGTGATATAGAATGGACGATATGATTCTAATTGATAAAGTCACTTACGATGACTTTACCAAGGTCAAATTTGCTCCTGTATCTCGTGAAGAGATCTTGGAGAATATTACGAAGACTCTCCTGTGGATTGCAGATAAGTGCAAAAAGCTGGAGTTAGATCGAACCGTATAAAATGTAAAAACGTCAGTACCTACACACCACGTGGATACTGGCGTTTTTTCTTCTTAAAGCCCAAATATCAATTTTCCCTCCGGGGAAATATCAAAGACCGGCGCGATTTGAGAGGGGGTGTCGATTTTGAGACCCCCTCCCTATGGTTTACGCGGTTTGGCCGAGCGTGTCCTCGTCAGGCACGGTGATCTTGAGCTTCTTGTAGATGTTTATCGGGTCAGCAGCAACGATTTTATCGATTGCCTTCTCAATTTCATAGGCATTTTCGTTGTCCGTGAACTGAGATGAGGTCTCGGCGATCCTCATAAGCAAACCGGAAGAGTTGTAGCCGTGCTCGACATCATACTGATACCACTTCTCGAACTCCTCGTACGGACTGTACGGGTTGTCAAAGGTGGTAAGAAAGCATCGAACCATTATTCAAAGCCTCTTTCCTAATTGATTGTTATTTGTTGAGCGCACTGTAAACCGTGGACTCCGGAACACCGCAGGCCTTGGCGATTTCAGCGTAAGAATAACCGCTTCTCAGCATTGCGTTTGCTTTGGACATCTTTGCAGAAGTCATAACAGCAACATTTTTCGGCATTGCACGTTTTACAATTTCATCAGAATCAGACGAATTAAGGAATTTCGTCAACATATTGTCGGAAATTGCGCCAGCCTGAACAGCTTCCCATTCCCTGTCCGTGAAGGTAATCTTGGACTTGCGTCCGCTTGCGCCAACAGAATCGCGAGCACGCTGCATCTCAACAGAAGAGATCTTCTTGATTTCTTTCTTGTCAATCGTAGGATCCAAGCCCTGTTCCTGAATCTTCGCCTTAATATTGGCGTTCGCAATCAGCATCGCTTTGCGCTCCTTAGGCTTGTTAGCGACCATGTTGTTATACTTCTCTTTCAGGGAGGCAACCTCAGGCGCATAGGTCTTGGCCGCTTCAGGGTTACGCTGGATGCCCTTCATGTTGACCGCCTCTTTGCGCGCCTGGTTGGCCATGGCCTTCAGCTTGTTGGAGAAGTCCGCGTACAGGTTCTCTTGGATGGTGCCAGAAGACAGCGTGCGCGCATCCTTCGTTTCGGAGATCAGACTGACTGTATCTTCAGCCTTGCGTTCCTTACCCGTCTTGGGGTCAGTAAAGGTACGTCCACTTTCTTTGTAGATGTATTCGCCAGTTTCCTTATCAACTCGAACACTGCCACGACGCTCGGGTACACGAACCGTCTGCTTACGGCGAGACAGGAGCGTGGATGCGCCACCATAATGCGTAGCGCCTTCCTCGTCCACACGAATCTGCCACTTCTGCTTCAGCTCGGGGATACCATTCTCTCGCTCAGAGCGCTTATAGTCCAGCTTATGCTTTTCCGCATCGATAACGACCATGGAGTGCTTAACCGCACGTGCAAGCTCGTCCTCATCAGCACCTCGCAATGTCATATCAGTGATGAGGTTGGAGATCACGCCCATTTCGCGCTGTTTCTCCTCTTTCTTCATCAGCCTGACATTGTTCGGATTGCCTTCAGGAACTGCATAAGCGGTCTTGGGATCGAATCCTTCCAATGCTTTCAGCGCACGAGTAGACTTAATGTTGACTTTGTCAGTAACAGGGATTGCCATAACCGTGTCGCCATCGAAGTCAGCACCAGACAGGCGCTCTGCAACCTTTGCATTGATGCCGATTGCATCCTGAATTGCACCGAGATTCCGCTTACCGCTGACATTCTTGTTGTTGACAGTCACAATGGGAATCTCAAAGGTACCTGCATGAGGATAACGGATCAGTGCAAGCCGAGTGCCGTTCTCATAGGTGGGGCAATACGCCTCTGTCTCCTTGATCTTATTGATCGGCAGGATAACCTTCGTGGACTGACCCGGGAAAGCAGATGCCTTCAGGGTCATGGACGTTCCCTCAACCGTATCAGCAAAATCGTTGAGCAACTTCTTTTTGACCGTAGGATTATCGTACCGCATGATTTCATCATATTGGGCTTTGTAATCCGCGACAGTAAGGTTAAGCTGGTTCTCGATCAGCTTCTTGGGCTGCTTGGAAAGGAACTGAGAAGAGACGTTCCGGGACATCGTATCCCAGTCGCCCTCTTCTTTCAGCTTGTTGATCGGCGAGAGGTGCTCTTTGCCATCTTCGCCGATATACATGCTCTGTCCGTTGGCCTTGATAGCTGCGCCAAACGGGTTATCAGGATCCGCTTTTGCTTCCTTGAGGACCTTCATTTTGGGCGTGCCAGAAGGCTTATTGGTGTTGAACATAACGTCCACACCATCCGGCAGATCATCAGAATAGACAGCCATGCCCTTCAGATAATGGTCACCGTCAACGAGGATACGAACCTGCGCATAATGGCTCTTGCCGAGGTCAAGGTCGGGCACACCACGGCGAATCTCCATAACACCGTCTTTGTCCAGACCGCCTTCATCGCCATAACGAATTGCAACTCGACTGGAATCCAGACTAGAGGGGCGCTGAAGCTTCGTGAAAGTCTCGCCGCCATCATCAGAGTGGTAATCGCCCAGAGAATCGATCTGATCCTGATGCTGATAAGCATACTTCTGGTCGAACTCCGGCTTTGCGAGAACCGTGATGTTCGTCTGCTGACGGACATTGGTCGGCTGTCTGATACCAACGCCATAGCGCTGGTAGCCATATTCTGCTTCCAGAATATAAGCAGCCTCGTCCAGCTTACTTTCCGACACTCCGAGGACCTGATTTGCGCCCTCAGAAATATCAATCATGCCCTTCTTATCGACCTCTTCTTTCAGAGTCGCGGCAATCTTCTCAGCCTGGCTGGCTTTTTCGCCAATCGCATTGTTATACTTGGACCTCACACTGGACTCGCTCATGCCGAGCTTGTCGCCAATTTCCTTCCAACCAAGACCGTCATCCTTCAGCGCACGAATCTGATCGTACTCCAATGCCTTACGGTCGTGGCCCGCTTTCTGACGTGCGGTGCGGAACTCGGTCAGGCCCATCTTATACTCGTCAGGGAGAGAGTCGTTGATGGTCTCCAGGATCTCCTTCTCCGAGAGGCCCTTCTTTTTAAGCTCCTCTACACGAGACAGGAAATCGCCGGAATGCTGATACGGGTTATCGCCGGAGCCCCAAGGATAACGACCAGAATGTCGCTTGGTACCATAGTGCTCCAGGATATTGCTTTCGGAAGTGATGCCAAAATAAGAACGGAGGTCTTTTTCAATCGGATTCATGCTGCCACTCCTAACAAAATATCAGTGATGATCGGGTCGAACTCTTTGATTTTAGCGATGACGGGGCTGATTTCCTCTTCAGTGGGGTTCTCGACCCAAACTTCATCGTTCTGGTAGATACGGAGCTCCATCCGAATATCTTTCGGGTGGTATCCGTACTCCAGACAGAACAGAGCGGCATAAATATAGAGCTGCTCCATATGTGCAGGAACAGCTCCGGTTTTTAAGTCGTGGATGCGAAGGAACCCATCGTTGAACGAAATGGCATCCGCAGTTCCATAGCAGTTGTCGCTGTAATACAGCACCTGCTCGGTATCCATGCGGAAACCAATGGCATCGTTCACGTAGGTATTAAGGGTTTTCTTGTTCTTCGGCAGTTTTTGCTTCAGATCAATGCACTCTGCTGCAAATGCGTGCAGCCGTGTTCCCCGTTCCTTCGCCTGGTAATTAAGAACTGCATTGGTCAATCTATCTGCGTCATAGTTCAACCAATGGTAGTTACTTGCTCCGAGGAGGGCATGTTTCCCCGTGAGCCTCGAATGATCTCGCCAGTTCATTAAGAACTTCCTCCTTGTTTTCGGGATAGATAAAGGCCGCAAAACTCATCTCATCCATCTGCTGAACGTAATAGTCCTGATTTGGACGATGAGATGCACTCGCTGACTTCTTGCCCTCCAATGCGCCCCATGTTGTGCCGTAGAGAACCAAGAGATCGGGGATTCCCTGAATCTCGTTTGGGTCAAGATGGACAACCATGCAGCCGGGAAAGCGTTCTTTCAGCTCCCTTATCAATCCTGTCTTGAATTTGTTTTCGAGCATGATACAACCTCCAAAAATAAGAGGAATAGTGCATCCTGAGACGCATTCTATTCCCCCCATAAAAGGGGATGTTTTTCTCGCGTGAGTTTTTAGGAAAAAATGTGAATTTTTAGGAATTTTCAGAGCAAAAGAAAACGCCCCTGCGTTTTTCGCGCAGAGGCAATGCCGTGGCTATATTAAATTAGGTGAAAGAAATCAATCTCGTATCCCGGTGCACCAGCAAGGAAAGCTCGACTACCATCGTCATCTTCCATATACTTGTACTCTCCGTAGTCTTCATCCGGCTCAAGGTTAGAGGTCATGTAATCATCCGGGTTGATGCTTCTGGAAACATCTTCCGCTTCGAGGTGCGCCCCGCATTTAGGGAAGTCCCATTCGAGCTCACGAGTTTCCACCATTGGCTCACCACAAACACAAATCGGACGTTTCGTATGAACCTCTGCAAATTTATTCGCAAAGCATTCAACTTCGTTTCCATATTGGTCAGTTGTAATCCAATGTTCAATACCGTACTTATCCATAACTTTTCACCTCATATATGTTAGGAGTGCTACGTTCGTACACGGTGTTTTAAGAATACACTATTTGGCGCTCTTTTGCAAGGTGGAAATGGGTAAAAACTCGCTGTGGCCAAAAACCCGTTTTTTATCCTCTATTACTATATATATTTTTTCATTTTTTTAAGTAAGTTAAAGAAAAAAGTGGGTTTTTGGCCAAACAGCATATTTTTAACGTATTTACGTTAAATTTTGTGGCCATTTTTATATAAATTTTTGGCCACAAAGTGGGTTTTTGGCCACAAAAATGGCACTTTTTTGACGTTTTCTCGAAGAATCCCAAAAACTGCGAAAAATAAAATGGGCATCAAGCGATACCTAAGCCCGTGCAAATTATATACGCTATGACCAAAATCACAATGACGATTCCAAGCCACTTGAAATAAGTAGCAGCAGTTTTGTTAGCGTCTTCGGTTCGCCATCTCTCCTGCTCCATCTTCTTAAGCTCAAGTTCTTTCGCATCTTTGGACTCTTGGATCCGTGCTTCATCCACAAACCGATGCGTCTCCTGATAGTCATCGAGCCGAATCTTCGTCCCACAGAACTCACAAAACATAAAGTCTCGGTTGCCATCCTTCACCGTAAGATCCGCACCACAGCCAGGGCATTTTACCGTCCGTGCCATAAAAGCACCTCCTATTCGTCATGTATTTAGGATATCATGTGCTCTGCCCATAGTCAAGTAAATCAGGGCGGCCGAACCCAAATAACATTTTTATCCAGTTTCATACCTTAATCCTCAATCTCAAACATCACATTCTCCGGTGAGATGATCGTATCGCACTTCTTACCTTTGAACCGAAACCTAACAAACTGGTTCGTCAAACCGGAAATTTTCTCAACCAGTCCGTATTCACCACTAAAATTAGCCACGATCTTAGCCCATACTCTCCCCTGCTTGGCCAGTTCGTTAAATTCACCCGCGGTCATTACCCACACTCACCTCCGTCATCAAACTTCTCCCCGCTGCATACAAGAATTTCTTCAGCGACAGCACCTTAATATCGTACGTACTCTTCAAATTCTCCAGCTCAATATTAACCCCACCAGAGCGATACTCCGCCATATCCAATGCATACCGCATCCGGCGATCCGCAACACCAGGGCTGCAATTGAACTTATCTGCCAGTGATGCCTCGATATCTCTCATGGACATAAATCGGTGCGAGTTCAAGTCATCGACGACCATCTCCACCGCTTCGCCCATCAGCTCTCCGCCGAAGGTCAGCATGGGAACCTTCAACTTAGCGAGAAAATCATACGTTCTTTGCTGCATTTCTTATCACCACATCCTTTCCCACTCAGGTTTTCATAATTGCATTTGCTGCATGAACCAGATATGTGGTACCGTCAATCGTGATTTGCAGCTGATCGCCTTCGTAGTCAGTCCAGTTGTCCACTTTGCCTTGAACTATAGTTCCATCGGGCAGCTTAATCTGTGCCCAGGAATAGGTAAATGTCGTATCAAACACCCTATAGTTTCCGCAACTGCATAGCCCGAGGCAGCCAGCGAGCATCATCATACATGCAACGACGCAAATAATACGATTTTTCATAGTTAATCACCTCAACCAAATATCATGTAAATCAAAAGCAAGAACCATCCTGTATATCGGATGATTCTCTGTTTTTCTTCGCCGATGTTCTCAGCAAAAGACATTCCAATTGCGATAGCTTGTAAAATAATGCTTGCGAGCAGCACAATTCGCATCACTTCACCATACTTCCTTTCCGTGTCTGGTCATCCGCAGGCCAGTATGTGTAGATATCATCGAACACCACCGGGATCTTCTTCTGGAGTTCCATCAGCAGCGGGCACATGAGCTCCCGCATCTGAGGATGGGCCGCCACAGGAGTACGCAGCTTGAAGATGTTGCGCCACTCACGGTAATTGGCCGTCACCACGATTTCGGTCTTCAGGCATAGCGGCAGCACACAACGGGCCTGTTCGGGACGCATACCGTTAGCGATCATAAGCTTGTAGTCCTTTTCGGCATAAGTCATGGCTTCAAGGAACGAACTCTTGATCGTAACCTCGCTATCGTTCAGTTCACAGTACTGCTCGCCACGAATATAAGAAGGCCAGATAAACGTCAGCTCCCCGCCAAACTTCTCCTTTGAGTAGTTGCAGTACCGTGTGCTCTCCTGCGCAAAGCTCGCAATACGGTGCCGTATCAACTCATTCGCCACACCACGGTCACAGGTAAACAGCACGGACAGCTGCGAATGCTCCAGCATAGCCTCATGCCCCTGCTTCACCAGAAAGCCCACCAGTTTCTTTGCCGACTCACCATCCGGCGTGATCTTGTCCTCGCTCTTGTAGCAGACCCGGGCCACCCGCTCGATCTGCTGGAGCTCCTTAATGCCTCCCTCAGAAATATCAGTGAGGATTTCGTACTTAGGTTCAACGATTTTCATAATTAGTTCTCCTTTTCATCAATGAATCAATGATTTCAAGCTGCCGCAGGCTCTTTCCATTACCTCTTTGGGCCACCATACTGATGCCAATATCCTCGATTGGAATAATGTATCCGAGATGAGCCAGTTGCTTATGGTCGCAAGTTTCCACCTTCGGACACTTCTGGCATTTAGGTGCAAGTATCGTAAGTGCTCCGAAGTCGTTGTTCATGTTGTCCACTCCGATATCATTTTGCATTCCCAATTCCCACAGATATCACCCGAAGCATGTTTCTTTGCAAACGCCATTCCCTTCTTGATGGCCTCCTGCTTATTCTCTGCTTTGACTTCAAAAGCCTGATGTCCACCACCATTGTCGGTGCATTCAAACCAAAACGTGTGCTTCATATATCAGCCAGCCTTTCTCTATCAGGATCTCGCAAAATAGAATCCCAGTCTCTAATAAGTTTCCGTAAGCCATGATCATCTGCTATTGGATTCATCGTTTCTTCATCATATTGCACTATGACACTGCCTGCTTTATCGCATCCAAATCCGCAATTCCGACACTGAATCTTATACTTGATTTCCAGGCTTGTCCCAGTGGTCGCTGTTCCGTATACAGTTGGCCTCACTTTTGAATAGCATACCGGACAACATCTCATATAAAATCCTCCAAAATCGAGTTAAGCAGAATCTCCAGCACCCGGTTTATGCCCGCCACCACTCGATATGGCCACGGTTCTTTCGGTTCCACCCGGGCAGGGTTATTAGACTTTCTCAGCGCACCATAAAGCCACCTGTCGAACTGCCCAAGTGAAATATCATTCTCCATGCACCATTCACGAGCATCTGCGTAGCTAATGTCACCATTCATGCAAAGCTCGACCACATTACACAATGTAACATTCGGCTTGATCAGGATATCTTTTTGAAGCTCGTAATCCTCAAAATACAAGTCCTCGCGTGACCCGTCAGCCCTGTGAATAACTTGCGCAAAGGGTTTGCCATCCGCATAAAGCGTCGTAACATCCTCATCAATGTCGATTCGAGGACAGTTGTACCTCCATATGGCCTCAACAACTTCTTCATAGTCAATCATATTGTACCTCACAGCAGAATCCGGAACAAAATGAACCAGATCACCTTCAGCGTGAACGCAATAATGATCAGCCATGCACAAATAACCAGCGTTGCCGCCAGAATATGACCTAGCATATGGCCAATTTTTTCCCAAGTATTATTAGTCACCGATATCCACCCTTTCAAATCCTGTAAAAACACCGACACCAATATTTCCATTATCACAGATGTGAACAGCTTTGTGGTACATCAATTCTTTTGCTTTATTAAATGCTTCCTCTTCATTATGATAGCGATTACCCACTTCAAACTCTCGCTCACAGAAATTGCAGAAATATGTAGGGCAATAGAAAGTTGTCATACCGCACACCTCCTCGCTGCATCCAGACGGCTCTCCGCAGCGTTCAGCTCGAAGATAGCGGCCGTGATAAACTCCGGATCGCAGTTCTCAAAGTGGTTCCGGGCCACCTCAAGATCCCGCATGGCATCTTTCAGCGTGTTGACTGTCGAAACCATCGGTTCTGTCCAGAATGTCTTTTTGACGAAATCAACGATTTTGCGCAGCATTTCTACACCTCCACATCTTTGTGACCTGACGAGCCGTGAGCCAGCCTTCAACATCATCATGGCCAAGTAGCTGTGCGCCCATCACCTCGATAAGCCCCTGTTCAAAGCCATAGGAACCCCAACCCCAAATGCCATCCCAGATACGATTTCCAGCAGCATCATATGCAGTGATTTGCTCACCACCATCGTGTCGTCCGCCCGGGAGATATTCCTGACAGTCCGGTCTGTCCATCTCTGGCCAGCGACGTTCATAAGTATGCGGAACCTTAGCATGCTTCAGCAGAATATCCAACTTCTGCATCTCGGTCATGTGATTCCAAACCCGGAGTTTCCAGGTTTTCTTAGACATATTTCTCATTTCTGCATTTCCTTTCGTCGGCCTCCATGGTCTTTGCAATTTTATGCTGAATATAAAGCACACAGCCAGCCTGACCATCACACCCGAATGAAGCCAATAGTCCAGCAATAGCATTCAAAGAGTTCAGATCCTCTTCAGCAAATATCATTTGACTTTCACCTTAGCTTCCTTAAAGTTAATAGGCTTCACCGTACCCTCCCGCGCACACTCCGTCAGGCACTCGTGGCAGGGTTCATCCGTCTCCAGCACCTTGAAGCTCTTGCACTTCGGACAGTAGGTCGCATAGTCCACTTCGCGCATCCAGTTATTCATCAGCGCTTACCTCCGTCGTATATATGCATCGTGTATCCATTGCAAATCTTGCACTTAGCATAGCGGATGTTCGGATAGTACCTTGAATACCTTTCAGCTTCATTCCATTTATGAAGTGCGATTGTGCGTTTGCAAGCGCAGTCCATGCACACAATTTTTATTCGGTCACTCATCAGGTTTCACCTCCGAAATAAAAGTGTCCTTTCCGCAGCGAGGGCAACGTGCCAGAACCTCACCGTTATGGATTGTGCACTCCTTCATACTGTTCCAGTTAGATGCAGGAATCCCAAAATGAGCATTACAGCCACCGCATTTAACGGCAATGAGCTTGTCGTCAGGATCTGCATACCCATCGAGGTTACCGATGTATTTATGTACCCAATGCTCATTGCAAAACGGGCATTTCAAAATTCTACTGCTCGCAGGAACTTCATCCATGTCGTACAGCCACACCTCAGGGGCAACAGGATGGCGTTTATTGCAATTGGTACACTCAACCGATATCCAAGGACGTTTTTTCTGGGGCTTCTCCTGCTTAACGGAGAACTTATCATCCGAAATATCTTTCATGGGAACAAGCACCGAATGGTTGCAAAAACAACACTTTAATTCAAGTTTTTCTCCAGAAACATCCGCTCGAAATGCTACCCCATCACAAATCTGGCCATTCTCTTTAATAATCGTAGCCTCACAATTGGGGCAAAGGACTTGATAGTTCTTTTTCTTAACCTCCCCAACCTTCACCGCAAACCTATCATCCAGCTCCGGGTGCGTCTCCCGCTGGTTCAGTGCCCAGAGCAGGTTCCAACAGGCAGCTCGCAGGTGGTCCTCGTCGTCCATTCCGACCATGTACTTTGCAAGGTGCCGAGAAGCGCTGTCCAGCAGCGAATGCAGCGGAATACCCTTGTCTACGTTGTGCTCACCGTACTTCAAGGCACCTTCCTCACAGTGCTTGCTGACTTCCATGATGCCATACCAAGGCAGAAGGTCCATGCGCCCCTTCCCGGCGTGCATGTCGCGTTTGGCACCAGTTTCAAATTCGGTGCGATCTCCAGAATCTTTAATCATTTGTTTTACCC